TTCCGGTATCGAACTGATCCCTCTGGAGCCTATCGTCGCGATAGGCAAGATCTTCCAGGAAGGGACGAAGTACGGGCGCGACAACTGGCGCAAGTCAGCCTGGGACGTAGAGTGGATCTACGACCGTGAAAGCCATGCTCAGCGACATCGGATCATTCAGATAGCTCCTCACCTTTGTGAGCATCTGATCGGCGACGATGAAGACGTGGACACCGCAGATCACTTCGCCAAGTACATCTGGTGGCAGTGTGTTCTGTTTGCCTTCCGTGACGATCCCGAGTTCGCTGGTTCCCCCGGTCAGTACTTCGCGGTTCACGGGCATCTGAGAGGATACAAAGCGCCATGAGGACTCCTGTCTCATGGGACGTTACGTTCCTTCGAATGGCCGAAACACTGGCCGCGAACCGAAGTAAGGACCCAAGCACTCAGGTCGGAAGCATCGTCGTCAACTACGACCGGCACATCGTCAGTTCCGGGTACAACGGTTTCGCTCCCGGCGTGCTTGAAAATGAAGAGCGTTGGCAACGTCCGGCAAAGTACGACCGGGTGATTCACGCGGAGACGAACGCAGTAATACACGCCACTCAGTCTCTCAAGGGATGCACCCTCTACACGACCCACGCTCCATGCTTGTCGTGCGCTAAGGTCATCATCGCGGCGGGTATCGTTTCCGTGGTCGTCAAGCAGGGTACGACAACCACGGGATTCAACGAAGAGGCTCTTCGTGCTCAGGAGTTACTTTCCGAAGCGGGAGTAGGTTATCGGTACGTAGCGGCCTAGGTCTTTCGCTCTATTGAACAAGGCAAGGTGATCTGACAGCATGGAAACATGTCGTCAGTCACCTTGCCTTTTGTATCTGCAATCCCTCTTCATCTTCGCGGCCAAGAATTTCCTTGCTACAGGGAAGATAACGGAACCATCGTCGCCGCAATCCCTACCGAACGCCGCCTTGTTCGATTTCATGAGAGATACCTTGAATCGCCGGAGGATGATATGGAAGTACTGAGACGCTAGTTCCATTGCCTCGTACAGGCCGCTCGTCTACAATCGGCTTGTATGTCTCCAACCAACCGGCCCAATCTGGTGCCACCATCTGAACCCCCTGACACCGAGGAAGAATTTCTTCCTGTATCGTTCGAGCGTGTGACGATTCTCATCCTGGGAACCCTTCTTGGACTTGTCGTCGCTCCCTGGTACATCAAGTACTGCCTCTGGATAATCAACCTCAAGTAGGATCAATGCCAACACTTCGCGAAATCATGCTGGCGAATCCATCCAGCGTCTACAACTACCGGGATGGTCGTCATCCCGGAATCATCAACAAACCCCAAGTAATTGAAGGCGTCGGAATGTACCTGGGTCCGACCATCGTCCTGACAAGTCGCCCTGATGTCGATCTCGGATTCTACGCCGAACACCTCTCCAGCACTTACGGCGAAATAACCGACTCCTACGTCGATTCGATGCTGACCACTTCGACCGACGCCGACCGCAAGTTGGTAATGGCTTGCGGGCAAGGGTGCTACAGTTCTCATTGCTCGAAGTTCACCGACTTCGACGAAGCGGACAGGTACACCGAAAATCTGATGAAGTCGAAACACTTCAGCGTGTTCGAGCACGTGAATTACACGGTGTTTTGTGCCGGTGTGAGCCGCACTTGGCTTGCGGAGATTACCCGGCACCGCCACACAGACGGACCTTCCGTGCAATCGCAAAGATATTGCAACCGTGAAGTGTATCGCTTCGTCGCGCGACCCGAGTATGTGGACAAGCCGGAACTTCTGAAGCGTCAGGCGGCGAATGCCGTTCATGCGCTGAATGAGTACGACTTCTTCTCCAAGGAACTCGCTGAGAAGGACCTGGATTTTTCGAAACTCTCTCCTCGTGATGCACGATTCGCCGCCAATCAGTCGGCCCGAGGTGCCCTTCCCGGATGGATCGAGACGAATGGATTCTGGACATGGAACATTCGATCCATCATCCACATCCTCAGCCTTCGCGGCGCTACCGGCGCGGAACCGGAGATTCGTCGATGGGCTTGGTACCTCCTGGCCGTTCTGAAGACGGCGGCACCTGAAGTCTTTGCGCCGTTTGGTTTCGTCGATGATCACCCAGTTAACGGATGGAAGGCCGGACTCACGATCCCTTTCGTCGGATAGACTGAGGGAATGGATCTTCTAGACTTGGACCTGGACAACCTTGGATTGACCGGATGTGCTGAGATGGACTTCGGTCTGTACGGACTCAGCGACATCGACCAAGGATTGTCCGGGTTCTTTCCTTTTCACGCAAAGAACAACCCCAAAACACAACCGGGTTTTCGTAACGGAAAGATCACCGTAGTGAAGACCCTCCCGAACAAAAGAGGGGCGTACCTTCAAATATTTCTGAAGTGTGACTGTGGATTCCAGTACGTGATGCCGGAGGCGTTCTTTCTTAAACACATTCCCACGATGTGCCGGAACTGCTTACGATGCTCCAAAACCTATCAGGTAGGCAGCATCATCGGCAAGCTCACAATTATTGGGAAGCCAGACCCTTACCACTTCCGTGTGCTCTGTGAATGTGGGCGCACAGTAGTAGTTGACGCAAACGCCGGTCAAAGATCGTGCGGATGCGAAAACGGGGATAGGAAACTAGCCAAACTGAAACGAATGGAGACCGCACATGAGCAGCGTATGCGATACCTACGAAGCCTTTCTGATGAGTCAGAAGGAACTGATTCCGAAAACCCACACAATAGGGTGTGCCCTGGTTCCCAGCGACAAGATGGCGAATCACCTGAAGCTGTTCAACAAAACCCCGTTCATGCCGGAAGGATCAGGGTGGTGGTTGTTAATCACCGACGCCACTACGCGAGGGTCAAAGGACGTGCTAGCTTACGGTCCCTCTGATTCCTGGGAAAAGCTATTCGACGATTGCATCGCAGACCTTCGGGATGGTGTCCTAGTCCCCTACCCTAAGCAATCGCTTCAAGCTCCTGTAAAGGCCATAGAACCCCTACCTCAGCCGACACGCAAGAAGACCTGGAACAATCTGTTCTAAAATTGTCTTAGTGTCGGACCACGACTTTCGCGCCATGGCGCAAGCCCAAGGCTCGGGAAGCTACGAAGAAATTCTTGGGAAGATCAAACAAGGTGCGCTGGATCGAGAGAAGATCCAGCGCGGTATCGTTTGGAACTCCATTCTTCAGAACTCAGGAATACGCCTCACTCCTCGCCAGCTTGCCATCTACGCAACTGATTGTGAGCAACTTTTAATTGCAGGATCGGGTGGAAGCGGAAAGAGTCTTCTATTAGCTACGCTTCTATTGAAGTACATGCACGTCAAGGAACATGCAGCCCTTGGAGTTCGAAAAACATTCGGATCTTTGAAGCTTCCTGGCGGATTGCTCGACAGAGTTCTAAAGCTGGTTAAGCCTTCTCCGCACTCTTGGAACGGTAGCGATTACATGCTCCGGTTTCCTAGCGGATCGTCTATCAAGTTTATCCACCTCAGCCATGCCGGAGCCGAAACCGCTGTTGACTCTGCGGAATTCGGGACAATCGGTATCGACGAGTCGGCGCACATCATGGAGAAGCAAATCCGGTTTCTTGCCCTCCGTCTTCGCCAATCGCTTCAGTCGTCAACGCCTCTTCGCTTTCGTCTCTGCACAAACCCTGGAGGTCTGAGTCACCACTATCATGTGAATAACTTCGTAAAAGGACCCCTGCCTTACGCTCCTCTGATGATCGAGGACAATACCTACATCGACAAAGAGGCGTACCACAATACCATCCGCTTGGCTCATGGAGAAGGCTCTTTGATCTGGCAGCAACGAAGCTTGGGTATGTGGATCGATTCGCTCGAAGACTCGATAATTCCCCGAGAACTGCTTCACATGCAGACTGCACCTTTCCGATTCATCCCAGGTGCTCACATGGTTCGCGCTTGGGATCTTGCCGGGACGAAACCAAAGCCTGGAAAGGACCCGGATTACGCGGTGGGTACTCTCGGACACCTCACGTCGATGGATCTGTTCGAAGTCCTGGACGTTACCCGTGGCCGGTTCGGTGCGGCTCGTATCACCGATGTGATTGTGGAGACGGCCCGACGCGACGGCCCTCTTGTTCCGGTCGTCGTCGAACAGGAGCCGGGTTCGTCCGGCAAGATCTATGTGGAGATCCTGAAACAGAAGCTTCCAAGCCATGAGGTGATCGGGGTACCCTCTTCGGTCAGCAAGAAAAGCCGGTGGAGTCCATTCGCCGCCGCCGCGCGGAACAGTTCCGTGTACGTCGCTCTCGGACCATGGAACAAGGAATGGTACGATGAGGTTTGTTCGGTAAAAGATCACGAAGCGCCGACACATGACGATCAGCTTGACAGCGTTTCCCTAGCTTATAACCAGTGCATGGTTCTTCGCGGGAATGTTGAGTCCACCCCAAGGGTTCAAAGAGCTTGAACACCAAAGACATTCCTCGTTTGAGTCTTCTTCTCGAAGGCCACAAAGAGACAATAAAATTCCGGGATAAGAAAGGGAAGCTTCGGACGAGAACCGTTCGGAAGATGAAGGAAGTCTATCCTATGATTGTGTCCACGGTGAAACGCGCCTGCGTTAACCGCACGGATCAGGATGCAGGTTCCTCCAGCATCGAAGACTTTATCTCATCCGCCGTCGTTCGTGTGCTCGAAGCCCACCCACGGTACATTCCAAACTGGAAGCTATCCACTTTCCTGATCCCTAACATCAAGGGCGATTTCTACGGACTCATGCGCCGGGAAATGACCGCCGTCACGACGTTCATTCAGCACGATCCCAAGCTATTGCCAGAGACTCCGGTATACGACGAAGGTATTGCTGAAGTGGACGCTGATTCGTTCGAATCCGTGGTCTACCCTCAGCTTCACGATCTCATCCGATCCCTTCCTCCTGTGGAACGGGCAATCATCTACGCCAAGTACTTTGAGAACAAGTCTGCTACAACCATCGCCGTCGAATTCTGGATGAAGCGGAAGGATGTGCAAGAAATTCTTGCAAGAACTTTGGTGTACATGCAGAAGGAATTGGCCCCTATTATGAAGGGTTCCTATACCAAGAAGAACTTGCACGGTGAAGGTCGTGTAACTCTCGTATCGACCTTTCTCTAATTTCTCGGATACCCTGAGTGTAATGGGTATCCTGAGTCAGTTCATCCGCCCCGCTCGAAAGTCCGCCTATGTGGAAGCGATCACTTCCATGCATTCCTCCGGCTCTGGAGGAAGAACCTCCGGCTACGCGGTAAGTATCAACCACGGTCAACCTTCAACATACGTAGAGAATGCGGTTCTTGGGTACAAGAACAACGTGTGGGTATCCGCCTGCACAGAGCTTTTCGGTAGATCCCTTTCAAGTGCGGAGTGGGTGGTTAAAAAGAAGGGATTGTCGGAACCCTTCAAGTTCCACCAACTCTCCGACCTTCTCCAAAATCCAAACCCATTCGCAACGAAGACCGACATGATGATGCAGATCGCAACAGCGTACAACCTATCTGGATGTGTTGCGATACACAAAGACATGGTGAAGAGGTCGGCGTTACGCGGAGGTAAAGGGGATATTCCTGCCCACCTCTGGGTGATGCGTCCCGATTACATTGCTCCTAAAGTTTCTACAGAGAAGTTCATCGAAGGTTTCGAGATACGCGCCGGTCATCATTCGGGAAAGGTCATTCCGGCTGAAGAGGTGATCTATTTCTATCGGCCCGATCCGATCAACCCTTTCATAGGAAACGCTCCGTTAAGCGCCGCCGCTCGTTCGCTTCAAAATGAAGACGGAGCATACCGGCTGAATCAGTCGCTTCTTCAGAACTTCGCCCAACCCTCCGGGGTCTTGTCCACGGAAAAAGACTTGAACGACGATCAACACGCGCTTTTACGTGAGGAGGTGGAGTACGCGTACTCCGGCGAGAACATGTACAAGCCTCTGGTTCTCAGCGGTGGCCTGAAATGGCAGGCCATGTCCGTTACCCCTATGGACATGCAATTCAACGAGGGACGAACGTTATCTAAGATGGAGATCTGCGCGGCGTTGTCCACTCCTCCGATCCTTGTGGGCGCTCTTGCCGAATCGAACTACGCCAACTATATCGCCGCTCGTGTCGCCTATATGGAAGACAAGATAGTTCCGTTCCTTGTATGGATTCGAGACATGTTCAACAAGCACTTGGTCAAGTATTGGGGAGACGACATCGAGATCGACTTTGACCTCAAGAAGTCCCCGGCCATGCGCAAGAGCTACGCCGACCGTGTAGATGTCGCCAAGAAGCTGATCGAAATCCGGTTGCCTTTGAATGAAGTCGTTAATAACCTTGACCTCGGATTCGCTCCAGTTGCCTGGGGAGATGTTACATGGATGCCGACTTCAGTCATGCCCGTCGATAGTCCTGAACTTCCTGAACTTGAACATCCTGACCTTGGAGACGGAATGGAGGAAGACACTGAAGAAAACGACAATACTGAAGAACCTAAAACACCTCCCGGAGGTAAGCCTTCGGAGACCAGTTCCACGGAAGATGAGAAATGAGACTCAGAAACAATCCACTCCCAACAGGGCAATTCATTCCTTTCGATTCGGCCAACCCTGGACCCGAGTACATCCAGATCGTCCCGCACTACACGGCGGGTTTCAGCGCGGACTCCTCAATCGCCGGATGGAAGGCGGACCCAGACCGCGTAGGAACCCCGTATATCATTGAGCGGGATGGTACAGTCGTCCAGACGTTAGACCCTGACAAGGGATGGCTTTGGCACTTGGGAGGAAACAACAGCATCGTAGTCCCGAACAACAAGATAAAAGGTAATCCTATCATCACGACGCAGGCTTCCACAATTAACCGCCGATCCCTCGGGATTGAGCTTGCGAACATCGGCCACCTGACATTGAAAAGGGACACCCTTTACAGCTACGTCGGCCCGTTCTGCAAGCTGACGGAAACAGAGAAGTACTGGAAAGCCCCTCAACTCTGGCGCGGGTTTCAGTATTGGGAAAGGTTTACCACTCCTCAGCTATCGGCGCTCAAGGAACTCGTGAAGTCTTTATCCATCCGGTACAGAATCCCGATGTCGATACTTGCTCCACACCTTCGAAACGCGGTGTGCCCCTACGAAGCTCACCAGTTTCATGGGATCGTCTGCCACCACAACTATCTGGGTAAGCTGGACGCCGGTATTCAACTGAACCTGGAATGGTTGATATCCTAGCGGCATGAACGCCGTAGAACTCCTGAACGCTTCGTTGTGGAAACATCGTCTCGTTCAGGAGTACTTTTCTGAAAAGCCCACCACCGTAAAAGGTGCCCTTCTCATCCAGTCCTGGCTACGCCTTCAGCACAAGCAAAACGGACTCGTCGCCAAGTACGCACCCCGAATCAAGAAATTCTTGGAACGGTTGAGGGTAACCCTCGTCAAAGCGATCCGCAAAGCGGCATCATTGGACAATCTGGAAAGAATCATCCACAAAGAAACCTTAGCCGCTATGCCGGGAATCTTTCTCGCTCTGTACAAGGAAACCGTCAAGATCATGGGGAAGATGACAATCAACTTCGTACGCATGACTCGACGAACCAAGAGCGTGGATGAACTGGACGACAAGTACGACGCCTGGGAACGGTTGGAATCTCTCCGAGAGCTATTCGTGTCCCTCTCCTACACCAAGTCCCAGACACTCAGCGTGGCGATCTACAGCGCCTTGTCCAAGCTGTTTAAGGACGTTGTGGTGTCCGGCGAGATCATCGACATGGAAGAGGCGATCAAGAAGCTCCAGGACGCCTCAGGTTTCAGCAAGGCCCGCGCCGAACGCATCGCACGGACAGAGATCCACACGGCCACAATGGAAGCTCAATTCGAGTCCGCCAAGAAATTCTTGCCGCCTGGGACGCACAAAATGTGGATGGCTACTCTCGACGGGCGCGTACGTGACGCTCACATGAAAGCCAACAATCAGACCATCCCTCTCGATGAACCGTTCTCAGTCGGAGGTGAAGACATGATGTTTCCTGGTGATCCGAACGGGTCTCCTGGCAACGTAATCAATTGCAGATGTTCAATGGTGTTCACACTTCCGTTCCTCGATAATTGATACCTTGGATGAATATGAAGCGCAACAAGTTGATTCCTGGCGGACAACTCGCCCTAAAAGAATCCAACCAATACCCTCACGGTGCGGTAGAGGGATACGCCTCAACCTGGAACGTAGATCTTTCCGGCGAGCGTTTTGTCAAGGGTGCCTTCCTGAAGAGCATCAATGAACGGTTGCGAAAGATCAAGCTGATAGACTCTCACAACATGAGAGGACCAGCATCTCAATCCACGATTGGGATCTTAGAAGAGGCGGCTGAAGATAACCATGGGCTTTACATTGTGGCTTCGTTCGCTTCCACGACCGCCGCACAGGAAATGCGCAAGCTTGTTGCTGACAAAATCATCTCGGACTTCTCGGTCGGAGGATACGTGATCCAGGAAGAGTACGACGACAGAGACAAGTGCCTTTGCATCAAAGAATGCGCTCTTCGCGAAGTCTCCCTTGTCAACGAACCATGCAACCCTGAGGCGGTTGTCATGGGAGTGAAGAGCCTCAATGATCGGGTGAACCTTTTTCCTGTGGCGACGGCAGACACTCCCTTCGATCCCCAGGGGGCATTCCAGCGATTCACCAAGTGGTGCTCAACCCGGAAAGGCTTCCTTCCATCCGGTTTTCTTTACGTGGATGGGGATGTCGATCTTCGGTACCAGATTGTGGACGTGATCAACGATACGCCGATGATCATTCCCTCCGCCGTGTCCGCCATCGCGAAATCCATCGCGACGGGAAACGACCTTCCCCTCAGCCGCAAGGATATGGTGAAGGCTCTGGAGCCTTTCGTGTCTCGCGCTAACGTCGTTGTGGAAGACACGACAATCGATCAACTGTCCTTGAAGTCCTTCCACGATTCCGTTAAGATCTTTGCTGAGTTGGCGGCTATCCGCTCCCTCATAAAGTAGTCCCGATCCTGATTCTTTAAACTCCCTCCGACACCCGGCTTCAGCAGAACTTTGAAGCCGGGATTTTTCATCTCTGAAGAAATTCTTGCATACTATAAGCGAAAGCACTCTGGCTTGCTAGAGCCGCCCGACGAGGAGCCGCCCAACTCTCGAAGTTGACGCACTCATCCGAACATCCAAAACCACAAAGGAATAGGAATGAGCGTACCCACTTTCACTCAAGAAGACATTGCCAGTCTTCACACCACCCTAAAGGATCTTCGTACGACCTTCGAGAGGACTGTCGGTGAACAGGACTCGCAGCGTACCCGCATCTCCGACACGTTGGAGAAGCTGGAGAAAATGAACGGAACGATCTCCTCCCTGGAGACGAAGTTCAACGCGGCGATCAAGGCCGAAGACGTTCGCAAGGAACTGGAAACCAAGTTCGAGACGAACCTTCAGGCGATTCGATCCGACTTTTCGAAGACCGTCGAAGAGCAAGCTGCCCTTATCAAGAGCCTCAGTGAACGACGCGAAGGAAACGGCGGGACGAAACAGAAGTCCAACCACTCCCGCGCTTTCGAATATGCCCTCCGTCGCAAGATGGGTGCTCCGAACATCGTGGCCGATGCCGCAAGCTTCGAAGCCCAATTCGGCGAAGGTATCGTCAAGACCTTGACCAACGCCAGCGATCTGGCCGGTGGGTATCTGGCCCCGGTGGATTTCATGGACGTTCTGATCAACCAGAACATCGTGGAATACTCGGAGCTTCGCCCCTTGTTCAGCCAGTATACGACCTCCGGCAATTCGGTGTTCGTGCCGACTCGCCAGCGCGGAGGCACCACGGCTCACTGGGTTGGCGAACATGACGTTCGTCAGATCGTGGAAAGCCTTGGCATCGGTGTCGTGGAAATCCGAACGGCGGAAATGGCCGCTGTGATCGCACTGACCAACGAGTCGATGGAGAACCCTCTTTTCGACGTGGAAGGCAAAGCGCGTCTGGCCGTCGCCGAAGAAATGGGCTTGCTGGAATCCTTGGAGTTCATCTCTGGCCCCGGCAACGGACGCCCCGAAGGTTTGCTCGTGAATCCCGCCGCGAAAACCATCTCTACCGGTTCGGAGACTTCGGTCACTGCCGACGCCTTGATGCTGGCGACTTCCACGCTCAAGCAGTTTTACAACACGGGCGCGTCGTGGATTCTGAACCGTCTCTCGCTGCATGAGATTCGCACCATGAAGTACGGCAACGGAATGTACGTCTGGCAGGCCGCGTTCAACGAAGGCAAGCCGGGTAACATTCTCGGATTCCCGTACACCGTCGCGGAGAACATGCCGAAGATGGCGAAAGATGCCTTCCCCATCATGTTTGGTAACTTCAAGCGGGCGTACACGGTCGTGGATCGTTCGGCCATCTCGTTCTTCATCGATCCCTACTCGCAGAGCTTGAGCGGCGTCACCCAGATCATTGCCCGTCGCCGGATCGGTGGCAAGGTGCTGGTGCCCGAAGCATACCTCCGTATGCAGTGCAACTAAGGTCAATTCGCCAGTAGACTCAGACAACTGAAAGGACTCAAATACCAGACATGCAAATGCCTCGTCTTCTCTCTCAAACCCTGGCGAACAACACCCTCGCCATTCGGGTTCTTGCGTCTTCGGCTGTGGCGGCGGGACCTCTCGCCGCCATCGACACCCAGACGATTCGCGCGGTTGGTGCCCCGACCTTCATGCTCGACATCACCGCGATCACCACGCTCAATCCCACCAACGTCGCCAAGTTCACCATCGAGGAATCCGAAGATGGTGTCACCTGGACCGCGTTGCAGGAAACCCAGCACCTCACCCCAATCAACCGCCAGTTCTACCAACAGGACCCGAACGCTTTTCCGACGCCGAACGTCCTGAACGGTCAGCCTGCGTCCGAGTGGTTCCGGGGTGAA